AGGACTGGAAGTCGGTGCGGACAGCTGTGCCTCGATCTGTGCCTGCTGCTCCAGACGCTCGATCTCTGCACCCAGGTCCTTGACCTCCTGTGCCATCTTGTTGTACTGCTCCACGGCCTCAGCCTTTACCAGACCGTTCTCGCCGCGGTTCTTTTCCAGAAAGTCCTTGGTCTGCTCCCAGAGAGTGTTGCGCTTGGTGCGCAGTTCCAAAATCTTACTCATAGTGTTTGTCCTCCATAGATTGATTTGTGGTGATATAAAAAACAGCCTGAATGCACATCACTTCATGCACTCAAGCTGTTTCATCAGGATATTGTAGGGGATGCTGCCATCCTCGGTCTTGCCGTCCAGATCAAGGACAGGGCCGGAATTGGCAGGTGGTTCGGCCGG